AGTTAAGCGAGTCACTGAGTATCGTTCCGTGAGCGGTGACTTTGTTGCAAACCAAAACCAAGAGAAAGAGAAAGCTATGACTGAGGAAGAAAGAAAGAAAAAGCTAGTGGATGCCCTGGTGGGCAATGCGGGCTGGGTAGAAGAAGACCGGCCTGTGCTGATGGCCCTGCCTGAAAAATCGTTGGAGAAAATCAAATCTGCGCCTACGCCTACGCCTGCACCTACGCCGGCCCCGGCTGCCGCTGCTCCTGCTCCTGCTCCGGCAGCCACGCCCGCCGCAGTGCCCGCTGCTAACACGGCTCCGGCCCCGGCCGCTCCCACTGTGGTTACGGCGGAGCAATATATCCAAGCTGCGCCCAAGGAAGTCCGCGACGTGCTGACGAACAGCATCGGCATCTACAATGAAGAGAAGCAGCGCCTAGTGGATATCATTGTGGCTAACAAGAACAACTCTTTCACCAAGGAGGACTTGCAAAACCGTCCGCTGGGTGAACTGAAAAACCTAGCCCGGCTCGCCGCGGGAACAGAGACAGCTCAGCGACCTCCGGCTAACTACTCAGGCCAGGGCCCCGTGCCTACGGGCAACGCGGCGGAGGAGGAAGTGCTGGCTCTGCCCGTGCTCAACTTCAGCAAGTCCAAAGCGGCTTAAAACCAACTTCAACACACTAAAGGAAAACTATTTATGAACGCAGCAGGCAGACCATCAAAGATTCATCTCATTGGCGAGGGGCGCTATGAGGAAGGACAGGCGGCTGGCATCCTTAAGCCCGGGCATTTGCTTCGGCTCACAACGGGCGGCAGTGCTAGCACGGAAGACAGTGGCCGCGACCGCCGGCTCCTCGTCCACAACGAAGTGGGCGGCCCGTGCGAAGCTATGTTTGCTACGGAGGACGCGCTTCAGGGCAAGACGATTGACGACGCTTACGCGATTGGCGACCGGGTGTTTTATGTGATTGCGAACAAGGGAGACGTGGTGCAGGCGCTCCTGTCGGGGGGAGAAATCACGAACATCGGATCCTACCTAGTGTCCAATGGGGACGGGACCCTGCAAGTAGAAGCCGGCTCCGACGCTGGGCAGGCTCGGATCGCTGTGGCTTTGGAAGCGGTGGATCAAAGCAGCTCGGACGAAGTGGATTCGTGGGTCAAGTGCCGCATCCTGTAAACCACCATCAACCAATACACTGAAAGCTTAAAAATATGGATATTATTCTAAACGGGCAAGCGCACGGCAGCGTGGCGACTACCCTGCTCCACAATGGATTTGATATCGCGTCCCTGCGCCCTTGGCAGGGCAAGGACGGGCGGAGCTATATCGCCCGCAACGTGAATGGGAAGATGACCGCAGTGCCCGTGGGCAACGCGGCGACCCTGCGGCACGAGGAATGGAAGATACTGGACGAGTCGATCACGGCCGCAGCTAAAGAGCGCCTGCGCGTAGTCGCTGACTTGCGCGGATCGGGACTAACTTTCAACTTGCCCAACGGCATGGGGAAGACTTTCCTTGAAACGGAAACTGTGGGTGATATCACACCGGCTACCATCAGCATGGATCCGATTCGCCAGAGCGAGTCTGACCGGCCGGAATACGACTTGACTGGATTGCCACTCCCGGTGATTCACAAGGACTTCTTCTTCAGCGCCCGCCAGATTGCTACGTCCCGCAACTCCGGTGCCGGGCTGGATACAACGATGGGCCAACTAGCTGCGCGGCGCGTGGCGGAAGAGGCGGAGAAGCTTGTGCTCGGAGTCTCGCCCACCTTCAGCTACGGTGGCGGCACCGTTTACGGGCTGACCAACTTTCCCTATCGCATTAGCCGCGTGCTCACAGCGCCGACTGCTGGGGGTTGGGTTCCTTCTGTGTTGCTGGGGCAGATCCTGGCGATGCGGCAAGACAGCGTGGACAACTTCCACCACGGCCCTTGGATCCTTTACGTTTCACCGGCGTGGGATCTTTACATGGACAACGATTACTCGCCGCTCAAAGGCGACAACACGGTCCGCCAGCGCCTCATGCAAATTAGCGGCATCACGGACATTCGGACGGCTGATTACCTGGGTGCTGGGTTTACGATGCTGCTCGTGCAGCAAACTAGCGACGTGATTCGGCTCGTCATTGGCATGGACATCACTACGATCCAGTGGGAAACACTGGGTGGAATGCGCCTTAACTACAAAGTGATGTGCATCATGGTCCCGCAAATTCGGTCGGACCACAATCACAACACGGGCATCGTTCACGGAGCGGCAGTCTAATTCGGTTTACTGAAGGAAAGGAAAAGTTTTTATGAATTCATTCAAGTTGCTTAACGGGATTCATTTCCAGGACGGGAAGAAATACAAGGAGGGCGACGTCGTAGTAGAGTCCCCGCACGATCTAGTGGCCCTGTTCCCGCAGAAGTTTGAGAAGGTGGCAGCGCCGGTTTCGGAGAAGACTCCCGCGGGCTGGGACGACGAGGATGACCGGGGTGAAGAGGGTGCGGGCAGCAAGCATCGCACAGCGCCCAAAGCCCAGCCGGGCTCCCGGACGATGCGGGACAAGTAAGGGTCGTCCCGGTCGCAAGGCCGGGGCGCGGATTGAAACGATTGAAACGATTGAAACATGCCTGTCCGCACTACTGCGCAGCTGGTCGCTGGGATAATTGAGGTCGATAGTAACATCGACCTCACTCCCTTTATCGAAACGGCGTCCGAGCTCGTGACGGAAGTTTGCGCTATCGCGAGCTACTCCGTCACGCGCTTGGAGCTTATCGAGCGCTGGTTGTCCGCCCACTTCTACGCGATCCGCGATCCGCGGACGACGCAGGAGAAAGCCGGTTCCGTGGGGGAAAACTTTGAGTCTAAGGTGGACTTGAACCTAGCCCTAACCCGCTACGGGCAGCAAGCGATGATGCTGGATACGGCGGGCGGCTTGCTGGCGTTGTCCAGCGCTGCCCCGGCCCGCTCCCGCACGCCCTCGGTGGTTTGGCTGGGGACGTCTCAAACTGAATAAACAAAAAAGATTATGATTAAGAATGTGTTTGTGTTTGTGTCTGTGTTTGTCCTTGGCTCTCTTCCCGTTCTGGCCAACGGGCTTTCTATCTCTCAAGAGATTTACAACTATCAGTTCTACGGAAAAACTTCATACCTTAACGGTTATGGGTGTGTAGACTATACAGAGCGCAACCAGCGCTTTATTAGAGGGGTTCCAGCGCTACCCCGGGAAGACTGGTCTACGAAGTATTGGCATCCGCCGTGTGAAAGGGGAGATCAGTTGTGGATGACCCAAAACACGTGGAGCAATACCAGCCTCACTAATGCCTGGACAGTCGTTTACAAGGATGGTGTTCCTCAATCCACTAATAACCCTTGTCTGGCTTGCACGTCCACGGACCTCAAAATCTGGACTCGGGAGATGGCTAATTATTCAGGGATGTTATACAACGGCACAACGAATTCCCGAACAGCGTCGGGTTACATTCGTTTCAAAGCAACGGGCGCAACCAACGGAACCTATACGATGACCGCTACTATTATCGCTTGGTATTTTCCGGATTGGTGGCCCGGTTCCGAGTTCCCGGGGGATGCTCAGATGGGCTACGGATTTGTTCCACTGAACTATGTAACGGATCTGGTAAAGCTCAATGGAGTTCAGTGTGATGCGCAAGGCAAAGCTACACTCACCTGGAATCCGATTGCGACTCCCTATCTCCAAGTCACTCCAACAGTAGGCAATTCAACAAAGAACAGGCATTGGCAATACTTGCTTTCGCTGCAGGTCAAGTGAATCTGGATAATGCCGCTTTGGATTCCAACAGAAGAGTGGAAGTCCTCGGGATCTAACGCTTTCATAATAGGAGGCGGTTCTTCCCTGAATCAGTTTGCTTGGGCGAAGCTGAACGGGAAGAATACGATTGGCTGCAATGATGCTTTTCGGCTGGGCCCGGAAGTGGTTCAGTATTGCTTGTTCGGAGATGCTTCCTGGTTCCAGCGCAACAAATGGGACCTAGCCAAGTTCCCCGGCAAAGTAGTCTCCTGTGCTCCCACCCTAGAGCAAGTGAGCTTAGCCTGGCTTTTGAAGATGGCCCGGGTCCGGGATGGCTTGCAGGAGAAGGGGCCCGTGCTGGCGTGGAACTACTCCACGGGGGCAGCGGCCATCAACTTAGCAGTGCGGCTGGGAGCCGCTCACATTTATTTGCTGGGCTTTGATTTGTGCCGCACTCCCGAGGGGCAAAGCCACTGGCACGCGCACCGGAACAAACCTACGGCGGACGTGGCTTTTGTCCGCTTCCAAAAAGGATTTAAGTGCCTTTCGAAAAGCCTCGGATCCATCCGCCCAGATGTTTGGGTTTACAACGTCACTAACGGCACGTCTAAGCTGGACGTGTTTCCCTGCCGGACCTTTGCTGAGCTGGATGAGGTGCTGAAGTGAGTATTATTAAAAGAATGCGGAGGCAGAAAGCGATTTGGTGGGTGCAGGGCGCGTTAGACCGCTATGGCAATCCGACTTTTGATGCGCCGGTAGAAGTGGACTGCCGCTGGGAGGAAGTGGGGCAGGAGTATCTGTCGGACAAGGGGGAGAAGCAGTTATCCCGAGCTGTCGTCTACGTGGACCGGGCTATGCAAATGGGGGATCGCCTCGCGCTGGGTGCAATGGAGTCCGACACGCCGGAGGACCCCATAGCCCACACCGGTTCCAAGCAGATTGAGCGCTTTGACGTGCTGCCTAACTTGAAGAACACGGAAAACCTTTACACGGCCTACCTTTAATGAGCAAGAATGCTATGGATCAGTCTCATCAAGCCGGAGTAGCAGAAGCAATTTCGTGTCTCACCAGAGCGGTGAGAGACTTCGCGGAACAGTGCAAACAAGAGTGGGAGTGTAACAGGCCGCACGCCCGACTCGTAACCTTGAATGACCTGATAGAAATGGAAATCCGTATGGGACTAAAAATAAGTGAACTGAAGAATGAAGTGGTAGGGCTCCGCGGCCAGGTGACTAAAATCTGGGACGAGCAGCAAAAGAAGTATGACGCGCTCAAAGAAAAGTTTGACGCGCTGGAGCAGACGCTGGCTAACCAGGAGTTGGATGAAGATGCGACGAAGGAACTGACTGACTTCAAAACAGAGCTGCAAGCGTTTGACGATACGATCCCTGACTTGGAAAACCCGCCCGCACCGGAGACCGTCCGGAGCCGGCGCTAACAAACTTCGGGCGAGCGGCTGAAGACAGAGTGAGGCTGTCGTGTGCATATGAGCCGCTTGTCCACCCTGCCTCCTAGTGGTTTGGCGGGAGGCAGGGATTTAATTTTATGGCGTCCATTCTAGGAGTTGAAGAAGTGTTGCGAAACATTAAGCGCCGGACGGAAGCGCTGGGCCGGGGTGCCGAGCAAGGGGTTAAGCTCGCTGCGCTCACCTTGCAACGGGCAAGCCAGGAGCTTGTGCCCGTGGACCTAGGGGCGCTCAAAGCTTCTGCGTTTACTAGGATCACCGGGACTGGATTTAAGACGGAGGCGCAGATTGGCTATACGTCCGCCTATGCCCTCTACGTGCATGAAGCAGTGGGGATGGTGCTGAAGGGATTGCCCCGCCCAACCCAGGGCAAGTATTGGGATCCGCAGGGACGCGGGCAAGCGAAGTTCCTGGAGGAGCCCGCCCGGCGCCTTGCTCCCGCTTTGAAAGCCATCATCCAAGCGAAGATGCACACCTAAAAATAAAATTTCTATTGTCACTGCACCCCAAAAGTTTATCCTTCTAAATTATGAAAGTTTCCATCAATACCCGCAATGTCGAACTGAACGCACTCGCTGCATTGGCGAATAGCGGCTTGCTCAAAATCTACACTGGCTCCCAGCCCGCCACGCCGGAGACGGCGGCGAGCGGCACCCTGCTAGGAACGCTCACGATGAATGCTACGGCCTTTGGAGCCGCAGCGGCTGGCGTCATTACTGCCGCTGCTATCACGGCCGATACAGTAGCGGACGATACCGGAACGGCGGGCTGGTTCCGGTTGCTCAAGTCTGATACGACTACTCCGATCCTAGACGGATCCGTCGGCACGTCGGGAGCGGACCTAAACCTGAATTCAGTGTCTATCCAAGCTGGGGCAGAAATCGATGTCACAAGTTTAATTGTCACACTCCCCACCTAAAAATGGCACTCACTTCCACATTCATCTTGGGTGCGATCCAAGTGGATGGGCGCCGCTATGTTACCGAAACCCATACGGATGGGTTTAACCAAACTTACGTGTTCACTTACCTGGCTTCCGTAGGGGACGACTTTGATGCAGTGCTGGCAGCTCGCAAAGCCGCCATCGCCGCGCAGCAACCGGATGAGGAGTGCGCTCGCATCGTCAATCAGTTGCTTCCGGGAGCAATCGTTCTGCACTACGCAACGGCTGCGCAACTGGCCGCTTACTTTCGGGCTGTCTATTTGGGATCCTCTCAAGAGCAGTGTGCGCGGCTGGCAACTTGGCTGCTGGATAAGATCGATGCGGGCTTCATTACGCCGGCCATTGTGCGGACGGCTTTCGGGATCAACGTTACGCAATACAACACCCTTTACGCGAAGCTGAACACGCTGCGGGGAGATTGGATGGCAGTGCTCGCAGCGCAAGGAGAATGAGATGTCGAATTACTATGTGAAGTCGGGCGCAGCTGGAGCAGCAGACGGCTCTAGTTGGGCTAACGCTTACACGACGCTAGCAGCGGCGCTGGCGGCTAGAGCCGCAGGCGATACTTTTTGGGTATCGCATCAGCACGCTGAAACACAAGCTTCGTCCATGACCATAACTTCTCCCGGAACGGCGGCTGCTCCTTGCCGCATCCTTTGTGTGAACGATGGAGCGTCGCCGCCCACTGCGCTGGCTACCACTGCGACCGTTTCAGCGACGGGCACTTCATCAACCATGATTTACGACGGCTTTGCTTACGTCTACGGAATTATTTTCAATATCGGTGGCGGTTCGTCTTCGTCATCCCCGGGGCATTTCTGGAGCACCTCGAATCCTTGGTGGTGGAAGCTCGAAGCTTGTTCGTTGCGGGTTCTAACGACTGGAGGCGGCTCTATAGCTCCTGGGCAGGCCAGCACTGGCGTAGATGACATGCTGCTTGAGTTAGTCAATACCACAGTGCAATTTACATCGACTGCGGCCCAGTTTAAGCACCGAAGCCGTGTGCGCTGGACGAATACGGCCAGCGCCGTTCTAGGGACTATTCCAACTTCTCTTTTTGCACCTTCGAGCGGGAACTGCCACCTCTTTGAAATCATCGGTGTGGACTTGTCCGCGCTCGGATCGGGCAAGAGCTTAATTACTGCTTCGACTCCCTCCTCCGGCACTTACTACTTGCAAGATTGCAAACTCGGCGCGTCGGTCGCCATCACGACCGGCGCCGTTGCTGGCCAGGGCGGCGTCGAAGTAGAAATGGTCAACTGTGACTCAGGCAACACGAATTACATTTACTACAAGCAGACCTACCAAGGAACGATCACGCAGGAGACAACCATCGTCCACACGGGCGGCGCTTCTGACGGCACAATACCTTTTAGCCGCAAGATCGTTACGACGGCCAATACCCAATTGTTTTCCTCTCTGATGACCTGCTGGCAGGCGATTTGGAACGAGTCTACTAGCGCGATCACGCTCAATATCTCAGCGATCAACAGCGGAGGGCCTGCTGCCATTACAGACGCCGATCAGTGGGTTGAAGTGCTCTATCCCGGAACTTCAGGGTATCCGTTGGGAGTGTTTATCCAAGACCGTGCGGCTAATATTATGGCTACGCCAGCCAATCAGGATACTGACACGAGCAACGCTTGGGATTCATTGGTAACGGCAAGGGCAAATTCAACCGCTTACGCTCTAACCGATGTAAGAAAAGTTGCTTCCAATCCAGGGCGTATTTTCTTTTGCACAACGGCAGGGACCTCTTCGGGCAGTGAACCAGGAGGATATTCAACAGCAGCCGATGGTGACGCGATCACGGACGGGAGTGCCGTGTTTACAGCCGCCCGCCGTTACAAGCTCGGAGTGACGTTTACTCCAACCGGCAAGGGCTTCATTTATTGGCGCGTGAAAACAGCCAAGCAATCATTCACCAGCTACGTCGGTATGAAAGCAGAGCTAACGTAAAATGAGCCGCCAAGCTCAAGCCGGTCCAATCGCAGTCAATCTAACAGGGGCTCGTCAAGCCCAGGCCGGTCCAATTGCGCTCGACGAGAAGATATTTACTGGCACGATCACCGTTACTCAGTCCGCTCATACATTAGCAGCTAGCGGGTCCACTTTTCTAGTTTTTACTGGGACGATTGCCGTCACCCAATCCGCCCACACGGGAGCATTGGCCGGAGTTGAAGTCTTTACTGGATCTATTGATGTTATCCAGTCTACTCACACAATGGAAGCAAGTGGCACAGCTCTGCTTGCTATCACAGGAACGATAAACGTAGTTCAAAGTCCGCATACGGGAGCATTGGCCGGAGTCGAAGTCTTCACTGGCACGATTACCGTTACTCAGTCCGCTCATACAATGGAAGCGAGTGGCACGGCCCTGCTTGCTATCACAGGAACGATTGATGTTACACAGTCGGCCCACACGGGAGAGGGCAGCGGCTCTCCTTTCTTCATTCACCTGGGAACCATTGATGTCGTTCAAAGCCCGCATACAATCGTCGCACGCGGGCTGGTGTTGGACTCTTCCTTCCGAAGCTCCCCGGCGGATATTGTCCGCCAGCTCTTGCTAGACTTAGGGTTATCAGCTTCCGCGGGCAAGTGGGTTACCTACGTAGGGTTTCTTCCCGATACTCCAGACAATGCCCTTTGCGTCTACGATACTGCTGGAATCCCGGATGGCCGGATCATGCGGACGGGGAGGCAGATTGTCCATGAGGGTATTCAAATCCGGGTGCGGGGACTCTCCTATCCTGAGGTTTGGGTGAAGGCCAAAATGATCGCA